AGAAGTAATGGCATTTCACCAAGGAATGCGCGAAGGTTATGCCAGATTCGCATGGTGGCGGGATGGATACCAATATGTTGGAACTACCGGAAAAACGCTAAAACAAGCTCTTCAAGAATCTGTTCTAGAGGAAGCCCAAGATTTAGCTAAATTGGAAGAAAAATGAAACCCTTTTTACATTCACGCATTCATGTCAAGAAGTACGGTGGCGTTGTAGAAGATTACGCCGACATTGATGACTTCATTGACAGTACCAAACAGGCTGTTGCTGATGTTCGTCATCGTGCAATCCTGCATAGTGCATTTGGCTGCTTTCTAGTTGAGAAGGTATTCGGCAGAACCAGAATCAATTCTGATGGAAAAGAATACAGTCCTCGGGATATTGCCGAAGCCCATATTTTACAGGATCTTGGCTTTATTCCTACCATGGAACAGTATCTCATCAACATGGAGCTACAACCCTGGATGTCAGGTACTAGAAAAACTGAAAAAGCGCAAACAAAATTTATCAAACTGGAAGACTAATGCAATTTACAAGAGAACAATGTTTGAACTTATCGAAGAAGATGGTGCCGTACGCACTGATGTCGATCCCAGCTATCGGCATGGCACCTACGAAACTTATGTAGTGCCATTTGAAGGCAAGTTTTATATGTTTGTGGTGTCGGTTCACAGTCAGGAAGGCTGGGATGATTTCGACACCGTTGACGCACACGAAGTAAAGCAAGTGCAAGTAATGACCACTGAGTGGGTCTCTGTTTAATTTAACCAACTAAGGAAAATCATGTCCGATCTACAAGCTCAATTTGACAATCTAACCTCTGAACATCAACGCATCCGTGCTGAATTCCAAAAGTCAGCGCAGGCTCTATTCCGAAATATTACCAAGGAATTCTTCGCTACCAATCCCGGAATTAAAGCTTTCATCTGGACACAGTATGTCCCCAGTTTTAACGACGGCGACCCATGTGAATTCACAATTGGTGACATCACTTTCACTAACGCTGAAGGTGCTGATCTTGATGATGTGTCAACATACGGTGAGTACGAGGGTGAAAATGAAGATGTGCGAGTGTTTAGTTCATGGAGTCTGAAAAGTGATCCCGTTACTGGTGTTGATTCAAGTCAAGTAAAGCTCGTGGAAAGCATGATCAACGGTCACGACATGGAACAAGTTCTGGAGGAAATGTTCGGTCAGCATGTCAAAATCATTGCCACAGCAGATGGATTTGAGGTCACTGAGTACGACTGTGGTTACTGATTCTTTTTACAGTTAATACCATGCCAGCGTGTATAATTACCCTTGGTGGTTTCCATATTACAATGCTGGCATGTATACTTAATTGTATTAAGATGATTTGCTAGCCCTGTCTTTCCACTATTTACAGCGACTAATTCGCCAGATGTATATCTAGGATCATCATTTCTAACTGAATAGTTATTTCCAGATGAATCTCTTACTGAAACATAATTTTGTCTAATGGATTTCATATCTGATGTAACTTTGTCTGAATCAACCCAAACAACTTGATCATCTAATTTCATTACTTTTTTGCCTTTTGTCCATGGCAATAATGACAGTTCATTTATCATTGGGTCGTTAGTTAACAAGTAATATGATTTATTTGTTTGGTCTTTGTATCTCATAAACCCAGCAGCCCATGCTTTCCATCCGGCTGATTTCATGTAATCCATCTGATCAATTGGCACACTTTTTCGTTCTCCAGATAAAGTATGCATCATCATGATTAATCCTTTTCTTGAACCAACATGCGTTAATTCGCCGGCAATATATCTAGGATCAGTATTAGATACTATAAATCTGTTACCTGACAAATCCTGTACTAATAACTCCCCACGTTTCCATGGATTAGGTGGCTTTGATCCCCCAAGACATTGATTATATACGTCTGGTCTGGCTATAAACTGTTCAGATACTATTTCAGCTTCCTTGCTCCACATATCAGATTCTTTGTCAAATGTAAATAAAATCTTTTTAGAAAAATTAGACTTTCCATATTTTTTAACGGCCCGTTTAATTGCTATCCCAGAACCCATATATGTATCGTTTACATTTTTGTTTTATGCGCACCGATGTAAATTTTGCCATTGACTAAATTTGTTATTTCGTATATAATATAGAACATGTTACCCTCCATCTACTATTTAGTATTTTAATGATGGCGACTATTAATAACCAGGAAAATAAAATGTATAAACTATTACAAGAACGATTTGAGCACGAAGCTGGTACCATTGTGTATGATTCGACTAGGCATGACTACGGTCTGAGCCGTGATGATACCAATGCTACTGGTGTAGACCACATTTCAGTGACTACCAATCCAGATGGTGACTACCCATTCTTTACAGTACCAGTAGATCAGCTAGAAAAACTAGCGACATAAAGAGAACTAAGCCACTTGATCTAGGCACCGGACGTCCGGTGCAGAATATCTTTTTGAAAAGGAATGTAATCGTGCCAGTTAATTACACTAGAAAAATGGTAGACACAGAAGTTTCTACGCTTTCTGTAAAATATCGTAAATTATCTGAATTGGCAGAAACAATTCAGAATTTAATTGCAGATTATGGCCCAGATGCTACCATTGATGAACGTCAATATGACTACAGTGATGACCGGTACTTAGCGGTTCTGGTAAAACGTCCTGAATCTGATCACAACCATAAGAAAAGGATTGAGGCTGAAGAACGTTGGCATGAACTTCAAGAACAAAGAGACAAGGCAGAATATGAACGGCTCACTGCAAAATTTCGTCAAGGTTCTTGATAAAAGTTAATCACAAGGTTGACAATAAATCAGTATGGTAATATAATGTTAACATACTGAAATCAACGGAGAAATAAATGGGTTATTATGTTCGCATCGTCAAGTCTACTGCTATGATTCCACAAGCCAATCTAGAACGTGCATACCAAAAGATGTGCGCCCTAGACGTAACTCACGACAACCAAAAGCGCGGTGGAAGTTGGTCTGGTGGCGCCCAGACTGCCAAATGGTTTTCGTGGATGGATGAAAATTACACTGAAACTTGCAAGAATGCGCAAGATATTATGGAGATGCTGGGCTTTGAATGCGACGAAGACAAAGACGGGAATCTGTTGATCATTGGGTATGATAGCAAGACTGGTCAAGAAGACTTGTTTCTTGAAGCTATCACCAATGATGCAATTGGCATGATTAGGTGGGTCGGTGAAGACGGAGATGCATATGTTACCAACTTTCACGGACAGAACGTGATCGATGCTGAACCGCAATTATTGCGCATCGAGTCAACCTAATTAAAATAGTTGACACTAATTCAGATACTTGTTAAAATTCTTTTATTGAAACTCAACACACCGTAATTACATGAAACTCCACACTACTGTTCAAAACGAAGCCATTGTCTCTAACGTCGGTGAAATTGGTGAGTTCCGAATTCGGAACTCAGCTAAAGCTTTCAATATTCTGTCTAGTGGACTGTACGCCAACAAGATCCGGGCTACTATCCGTGAACTCAGTTGCAACGCCGTTGACAGCCATATTGCTGCAGGTAAGGCAGCTACACCATTCGATGTGCATCTTCCTAACTCCCTAGAACCTTATTTTGCAATTCGGGATTATGGCACTGGGCTGACTCACGATCAAGTTACTAGTATCTACACCACTTATTTCGAGTCTACTAAAACAGATAGTAACGCCTTCATCGGTGCGCTAGGTTTGGGTAGTAAGAGCCCTTTCTCATATACTGATAACTTTACTGTTACTGCTATCAAGGATGGCCGAAAGGGAATTTATACGGCATTTATCAATGACCAAGGAGTCCCTTCTATCGCCCTCATGATGGAAGAAGCAACTAACGATCCTGCCGGAGTCGAGGTTCGTTTTGCTGTAGAACAGCGGTACGATTTTGACAAGTTCCGCACTGAAGCGAGGTACGTATACGAATACTTTACTCTGCGACCAGTGGTTAGCGGTAATGCTGATTTTAAGTTCAAGGATCCGTCATATAAAACTAAAGATATTGTACCCGGAGTCCACCAGTCGGCTGACGGTGAATACAGTTATGCTATCATGGGTAACATTAAGTATCCTATCGATGTCCCGAACGCAGACAAAGTACTAGGTTCACTATATTCTATCCTTAGGTGCGGGATGGTAATGGAATTCAATATCGGTGAACTAGATTTCCAAGCAAGCCGAGAAGGACTGAGCTATATTCCTCAAACTATTGAGTCGATTAAGCGCAAGCTAGAGGCTGTCAATGGCCAACTAACAAAGCACGTGGCAATCGAAGCCAATAATATTTCTAATATGTGGGAACGGGCGTATTACCTAGCTAGCCTTGTCAATGACAAGCTTTGGTCTAGTGCGGTAGCTACATATGTAGCTGACACCAAGTTTGAACTACTCACCAATAATCGCTGGTCTGCATATAAAGAATTTTCTTTGAATGTTGACGAACTGGCTAGTAAGTACAATATTGTTATTCGTGGATTTCATCGCAGCCGTGGTTATGCACATAGCAGTGCTATTAAGGCTCGCAATGAATATATCACGGTAAACAACCAGTCAGTAATGCAATTACACTGGAAATTCAATGTAAGTAAAGATATTGTATTCATAATCAACGACACTAAGATTGGCGCTCTAGAGCGGGCTAAGCATCACTTTAAGAAAGACACCAAGCTTAATCGAAATATTGACGTTTATGTAATTGATAGTGCTGACAAGAACAACCCTGTTCTCACTGATGCCTTTTTCGCTTTACTGAGTAATCCTCCTGCTAGTCAAATTTGCATGGCAAGTTCTCTAGAAGCAAAAGATCGTGCAGCAAATATGGGTAAGAATGTTACTATTCTACACCTAGTTCAAGGTGCACGGCGTGGCAGGTATGACACTGCTTCCATGGTATGGCGTGATGCAGGAAAAGCAGACACATTCGACAAAAATACTACCTTCTACTATCTGCCACTCAGTGGCTTTAGTAATCTAGGTGTAATGACTGATGTTAAGTCTATGCATCAACACCTGATTAATAGCAAACTATTTACAGGTGCTATCTATGGCGTGCGTAAGTCCGATATCGAATGGGTCAAAGCTCAAAAGAACTGGGTTAATCTAGATGATCACATCAAATCTAAGCTAAGTCTTCTCGGTCAGAAAGATGTCATGGGCCTGGTCAAGAAAAGCATTGACTGGAACGAGCTATATCGATATAATGACGCAAGCAAAGTAACTAACGTGAACAGTCCTTATCTTAAATTGTACAATGTATTTAAGGATGTAAAAGAAACGGATAGCACTGTGCGAACTTCTCTAGAAGTCCTATGTCGCAATTATAATGTTGCTACAAAGACAACTCTCGACCCAGCTACTTTGATCACCCAGTACAAAGTAGAAGTAAAAGAAGTGTACAATCGTTACCCGATGCTAAAGCACGTAGTTTTAAACTGTCACACTGATGTTGCTGAATATATCAATCTAGTAGACGAAAAGAAAGGTGTCTGAATTGGTGCAATAAATAACTTTCTCGCTACTCACTATATCTAACTTCAATTAATTAAGGAATACAAAATGACCTATCCGTTTATCATGCAAGGCTCTATGATCACCATCATCGTTGACCACAAGCCTTATACCATCGCAAAATCTCATATCGCTTACAATAAGCTAGTTGATGCCATCAAGACTCAGAATTGGAGCCTAATTAAGGACATCGTTGACCCAAAGCAAGTAGTTCTTACCTACGGTAAGGGCAACGTGAGTGTCCAAGATGGAGTTCTATACTGGAAGGGCAAAGCTATGCACAATGCACTAGCTACCCGTATGCTTAGTATGTTGCAAGATGAGTTTCCCATCGAACCTCTGGTCAACTTCATGGAAAATCTAATGACTAATCCATCGAAGCGTGCGGTCGATGAACTGTATGGGTTCCTAGAAAAGAACAGTCTGCCAATCACTCCCGACGGTCATTTCTTGGCTTACAAGCGTGTTCGTAATAACTACTTTGACGTTCACTCTGGTACTATGGATAACAGTGTGGGCAAGATTGTTGAAATGGAACGCAACCAAGTTGACGATAATAAGGATCAGACCTGTTCTACTGGTCTGCATTTCTGCGCTCACAGCTACCTCGCACACTTCGGTGGCGAACGTGTTGTGATTGTGAAAATCAACCCGCGTGACGTAGTATCTATTCCTAGCGATTACAACAACGCTAAGGGTCGTGCATGCCGTTATGAGGTCGTTGGTGAGGTTGGTGCTAACCCCGAAAATGAAGTTGAATTCAACAAACCTGTTCAAAGTAATGCCAACAGTGTCCCGGTGAAGAAGGTTGAACCCAAGACTGGTTCTACTGCATTCTATCGTGGTTACACTGATGGTTACACTGATGCAGATTATAACCCCGGTGACTATTGGACTGGTACCGATCAGGATAACTACGATCAGGGCTATGAGAAGGGACAGATGCATCGTGAAGATAATATGTCTGCCCGTTATCAATATGTTGGACCAACAAAATCTGTTCAACGAGGTTCTTGGCCTAACCCAAGCGGCTTTCGGTAACACATAATAAAAAGAGCCTTAAGGCTCTTTTTTATTGACAAATATTGGTTATACGTTTATAATGATTGTATAGTAACTAACACAGTCTATTCAAAATGAGTACTACGTCAAAACTCTACCAACAATACACCGAAGTCAGCTACAGTGGTCGAGAACTCCTGAAGAAGCACAGTCTGGACGAAACCGGTACGTGGGAGATTGTGGGTGAAGACCCCAACTGTGACCTCGGTGGGCATCACTATCAACCAAAATTGGGCATGGTGGAAGGCAGACTGGGCGATATCATCGCCTATGCCGTGGAGCTTCCCAGCTTCTGGACATGGGGTGCTGGTGGCGATATTAAAAAAATCGGTAAGCCCATCAAGATCACTGCTGAGAGCAATGCCGAACGTGCGCGTCTGCAAGAACAAGCGGCTCGCCTGCGTGAAGAACTCAAGCAAGTTGAACAACGTCTCAAGGTCATGTGATATGAATATTTCTACTGTCCGAGATAATCTGAAGAATACAATCGCCGGCACCAAGATTTACTTATCTTGACACTTATCACCGTGTCTTTTGTTATAGTTGCCTATACCTTTTCCGGACTTGCCGCAATGTTCGCAAGTCCAAGGTCTTATGAAATGGTGTGTTCCGTTGGCAATTCGTTTAGCATTGGCTTCTGGTCCAAGTAAGTGATGTGTGCCATTAGCGACTTTCTCTACACTTGGATTGTTCTCTCCGCTAAAGTTATGAGTCCCTTTAGCGATGCGTTTAGCGTTGGCACCAATGAAATTATGAGTGCCGTTAGCAAGTTGTTTATGAACTGGATTGTTTTCACCCAAAAAATGATGTGTTCCTTGTTCAATTCTTTCAAGTGCCCGTTCTCTGGCATCTTCGCTTGTCCAACCAACACTGGCTCTTTTGTAGTTCATATTCAACGGGTCATCAAAGTGTTGGTCAATATACCTTTCTTCAAGTAGTATAAGTTCATCCAACGATGATGCCGTTGCTATTATTTCTTTGGATAAAGTGGATTTGTCTTTGATGCCAGAAACCCAATTGCCGGATCCTAAATATCCGTCATTGATGTTTTCTGTTTGGTGTCTGCCGATGTAGAAACGGCCGTTTGTATGAGTGGTTTTATAGATGTATAAATACATTTGCTGATTGCTCCTTGTAAAAATATAGCAGTTAGAGAGGGTAGATGTTAGAGCATCGTGACCCTCACTTTTATTTATCCCAGAACTTGACAATAAATCATTTTGGTTGTATAATATAGTCATAGTGTAACAAAACGAGTCAACTATGAACATTCAAACAGTCCGTGACAACTTAAAAAATACCATTGCCAGCAAGGAAAAGTATCAAGAAGAACTTGCTATAGCGGCACAGACTGCTGAGTTCCCAGAGACCACTGCGATTGATGCAATGGTTATGATGCTGGAAATCAATATTGATGAACTTAAACGTATCTTGCAGGATGTGGAACAGTGTGTCAAG